TAATATATAATAATATATATAATATATATAAATACTATTAATACTATAAATACTATATATACTACTATACTATATATACTATAGTACTATTATAAAATTCAACCGGGCTAAATAGGGGGGATAGATAATATTATTATATATAGTTGCAACTTGTCAAGTTATTATTAAATTTAAATATGGAAAGAGAAAAAACAATGTTTGAAAAAGCTTTAGTAGGTGACTATGAGATCAAGGATGTATTCACTAACATTGAAAGATGTAAGCAGATATCCAATCAGTTAAAGATCCTAGATCTTATTGAACCTCGGTCTAGAGATATTAGTTTAATAGCAGAGTTAGTATATCGGGTAAACAATATGCCTGAGTTAGAATTAATAGAAATAGACGAGTATACCTTAAACAACCCTAACTAGTGGCACTATCACGAAAGATAAAAGGGGTCACGCACTATGCTTACGAAAGCGAGCTGGAGTTTCGTACAGCACATCCTACTGAAAAACTAATTAAGAACTGGAGAGATGCTAAACAGGGAGAGTGGTGTTTAGCAGATGACGGTAAAATAGTTCAAGTGTTATTAAAAGACACAATGAAGGGAAATAGAATAAAAGAGGATTATGTGCGAACTGTTATTGGAATGGTCACTATAAGAGATACTAGTACTTTAAAAGGAGAGATAACAGATAACATTTACCGTTTTGTAAGAAAGAACACTTATGACTCTAGGTTACATGGTAATATGACCAAACAAAAAAAGATATTTTCTAAATACATTGCAATGGGTTTAGATCCAGAGAGTGCGTATATCAAAGCATATCCTAAAACATCAAACTCTGATGATGCTAGACGTAAATCAAAATTATTATTAAAAAGTAAAACAGTGAGGGAGCAAGTGGATAAAGAAATAGAAGAACTAATGTCAGAAGTTGGTATTACCAAAAGATACTTATTAGAAAGTACAAAGGATGTTGTAGATAAAGCAGATGCTAAAGACAACGATAAACTTAGAGCATTAGAAACATTGATGAAGATATCAGGTATGCTTAATACAGAAAAAAAATCAGAGTCTATTGCACTAATACAAGAGTTCACTGGCTTTAGTAAAGAGAAACTCAAAGCATTTGAACAGGGCATGTTATCTGAAAAAAAGAAAGAACTTACCAGTGGTAGTTAAATTAGTATTAGTAAATAATACTTATTGGAATACACAGACTAGCTCTGTTTGGAGCTATACTAGCCCTAAAACGCTACAAGTAGGTAATACTAGATACAATATATCATTTTCCAATAAAAACGCTAAATAACGCAAATAATGGACAATTTTAATATTAATCCATCCCCATCTGAAATGAAAGAGCGGGATGAGGTACTAGCTAAGTCTTATAAAAGTCTTATTTACTTTGGTAGGGCTTTCTTGCCAAATGACTTTCTTAAAAAGTCTGCATCTCCAGCATTTCACTTTGATGTAGCAGATAAGTTGATATCATCCAAGCCCGGTAGTCGTAGTTGTATTATTATGCCTAGAGGGTTTGGTAAGTCTATATTATCAAAAGCCGCTATCATGCATAAACTAGTATTTGCTAGAGAAGATGAACAGCACTTTATTGCTTGGGTATCAGAAGAACAAAGTCAGTCTATTGATCATTTAAAGTATTTGCGTAATCATTTTGAAATGAACAAAAGACTTCGTTACTACTTTGGTAATCTAGATGGAGGAGCGGCTGGTAAGCGTTGGACTGAAAAGGATATCGTAACTCCTAAAGGAGATAGATTAATAGCAAAAGGTACTTCTCAAAGACTTAGAGGTCGTGCAGAGGTAGATGTTCGTTATACTGGTATCATCTTAGATGACTTTGAATCAGAGCTAAATACCAAAACACCAGAACGTAGAGCAGATATTAAGAAATGGATCGTATCCACAGTGTATCCAGCATTAGAAGAAACACCCGGTAGAGAAGGGTGGATATGGTTAGCAGGTACAATAGTTCACTTTGATAGTTTTTTACAAACTGTACTAGATGGTAATAACAAAGCAAGAGAAGAAGGTAGAGAATATCCTTGGAATGTAACATTCAAAAGAGCGATAGAAGATGGTAAATCTATCTGGAAAGAACAATTCTCCTTAAAAAAGCTAGAAGCAAAGAAAAGAGAGTTTATTGAAGCTGGTCTAGTAAACAAGTTTGCACAGGAGTATATGAATGATGCTAGGGATATATCCAATGCCGCATTTAAAATAGATAGAATACAATATTTCAATGGACAAGTAGAATGTCGTAACAAGTTTAATTATCTAATAGATGGTGAAGATGCTATACCAGTGAACATTTATCTTGGAGTTGACCTAGCGGCTACAGCATCAGAGACATCTGACTTTCAAGTCATACTGGTTATGGCAATAGATTCTAATAACAACCGTTATGTTTTAGAATACTTTAGAGAAAGAATACCTACATTTGATGTACCACAAGAAATTATTAAACTAGCAAACAAGTACAACCCTGTAAGAAGAGTAACAATAGAAACAGTAGCGGCACAAGAAATGGTTAGAGACATGGTAACTAGAATGTCTGCTAGTGAGAAAAGATTGATGCCCGGAATCTTCAAAGGTGTTAAACCACCTGCTAGAATAAAAAAGCAAGATAGGCTTGAAACAAGCTTAGGTGTTATTGTAAACTCTAAAAAACTTTACATTAGAAGAGAAATGACAGAGTTAGTAGATGAGTTCTTTGAACATCCTAAACCTAGAAATGATGATGTTATGGATGCTCTGTACTATGCAGACTACTTTGCTAAAGCTCCTAAAAGTACAAGGACTAAACGAGAATCATTACTAAATGAAGAAGCTAGTCCTGTTAGAAGAATCAAAAAGAAAGCCTATAATTGGATGACTGGATCTCGTGCATAAAAAATATTATTTGTCTTTTGTTTATGCGTGACTTATATTTAAATTCAAATCCACATGCCGAGATATTCTAAAAGATCAAAATCTAGACTAGCTACCTGTGATGAGCGTTTGCAGGAAGTATTCAATGAAGTAATCAAGCATGTGGACTGTTCTATTTTAGAGGGACATAGAAGCAAAGAAAGGCAAAATAAATTATATGATGAAGGTCGTACTAAGGTCAAGTATCCTAATGGTAGGCACAACTCTAGTCCTTCTAAAGCCGTTGACGTTACCCCTTATCCTGTGGACTGGAAGGATAGAGAAAGGCAGACTCTTTTCGCTGGGTTTGTTATCGGCATTGCTAGGAGCATGGGTTACAATCTGAGATGGGGCGGCAACTGGGATATGTATGAAGAAAATGGTAAATGGGAAGTAAAAGATAATAAATTCGATGATTTTCCCCATTTTGAGATTAGAGACTAATGCCGGGTACGACAGACACAGTTAAAGCAATGTTAACTCCCGGTGAATTTGTTATTCGCAAAGAAGCTGTGGACATGATAGGAGTACCCATTTTGGAAAAATTAAATGATATGCCTGAAGCAGGTGGTCATTCTGAAATAGATAGACTGATTGCACAGGCTACACTAAAGAATATGACTGGCATGTATGGTGGCGGTATGGTCAATGCAAAGCAGTACATGGGCGGTGGCATGGTAAATGAATACAAGCATGGTGGTAAAGTTCATAAGAACTTAAAGCCAATACCAAAAGATAATCCCGGACTTGCTAAACTACCTGAAAAGGTTAGAAATAAAATGGGTTACATGCAGGAAGGTGGAGAAGTAGAGGATTCACTTATGGGTATGATGTATGGTGGTAAAGCTAAAAAGAAAAAGAAGTATGGTTATCAAGACGGTGGTAGTGTAAATATGGATGATGTATTAAAAAGAAAAATGTTAATGGAGCAATATTCTAATGTTTTTGATCAAAATATAAGTTTAGATGATAGGTTTAGTAATTTTACCAAAGCAAAAATGGCAATGGATAAAGCAAGTGGTCTTTTTAAAGATTTTAAAGAATCAGAAACTGGATATAGTGCTAGTGGAAACAGAGGTAATTTAACAGATCAAGAATATTTTAGAGGTATGAAAAATCTGCAAAATGAAAAAGATATGTTGTTAGATATGCTTAAAAGTTCTATTTCTTCTAGACAACCTGAAGGTATGCAAGAAGGTGGTGCAGTTCAAGATTCTAGTATGATGATGCAAGCTAATCCTTTCGTACCTTTTGATCAAAGACCTCCAAGCTCTGGTGAAATGATGTCACCAATACCAAGTGGTATGGAGCAGGGTGATATGATGAGAATTATTAGAGATGAAAGAGAAGTATTAGACATGCAAGATGTTGAGCTCCTCAGGCAAAAAGCTCAAAACGCTCTTACTAGATTTCAATTAGACTCTTTAATGCAAAAAGCAACATTGGATTCTTTAATAAATCAGGGATCAGGAGATGCTATGAGAATACAAAGATCACCAAATGAGCTTTTTTCTTTTCCAAATACTCCAGCACAAGAAAACTTTATGCAAAAGTATAAAGAAGAAATGATAGACCCTACATATTTTCCAGAAGGTAATTAATGGATCAAGATCCAAGAGCAAAACAAAATGATGAGTTGTATCGCCAATGGCGAGATGCTCGTTCTGAATGGGATACAGAAGCTAGAAAAGATATAGACTTTTATCTTGGTAATCATTTTACCAATGATGAGTCTGATGAACTAGCACAACGTAATCAAGCTGATATACCTATGGATAGGGTATCTTCAGCAATAGAAAAATTTAAAGCAGTATTAACATCTAGAGCTCCAGCATTTACAATCGTACCCAGAGAAGATTCTGATGTACAGGTAGCTAATTTATGGAGAACTATCATGGGATATATATGGCAGAACTCTGATGGTGACTGGCAAATGAAACAAGCAATACAAGACTATGCTGTTACTGGCATGGGTTATATGTATGCTTATATTGATAGAGAATCAGATTTCGGTAGAGGTGATGTCAAGTTTACTTATTTAGATCCTTTTAGGGTTTACGCATCTCCCAGCTCAAGAGATCGGTGGTTTAGTGACTCGGATGGTCTTATCCTTTCTACCATCCTTACTGGTGAACAGGTCGTCAACCTCTACCCTGAATTAAATGATAGTGTAGATCCAGCAACTGGAGAGGAGATACCCGGATTAATAAGACAGTTATCTGGTTTTACATACGATGAAGAAGACTACCCATCTTCTCAAAATAGAAATTCAATGAATATCTTTACTCCATCAGAAGTAAAAGATAAAGATTATTTTGAAGTTCAGAAGTATCAGATACTAGAACGCTTTTATAAAATAAAAGTTCCTTTTTATAGGGTAATAGATATGCAGTCTCAAGAAGAGGAGATACTATCTCAAGAAGAATATGAAAAGTTTGTATTTGAAAACTCTGAAGCAATGGAGATAGGTGCATTTACAGCAATACAAGTATTACAGACTAGGGTAAAGGTTTGTGCTAGTTTAGGTGAAGTAGTATTGTATGAACAGATTTTAAATACTGACGAGTATCCTATAGTCCCGCTACCGAATATCTGGACATCTACCCCCTATCCCAAGAGCGATGTATCCAGAGCTAGACCAATGCAGAGATTATTAAACAAGCTTTGGTCTTTAGCCCTTTCACATGCCCAAGCATCTGCGGGACTAAAACTTTTAGTACCATTAGGTAGTGTAGATGATATTGATCAGTTAGAAAAGGACTGGGCAAATCCAAATGCAGTAATAGAAGTTGATTCATCACAAGGTGAACCACACTACCCAGCACCACAACCATTAGCTGGAGAGTTTTATAGATTGATACAACAGTCAGAGTTTTACATAGATTTTATCTTTGGTCTGCCAGAAATGATGCATGGCTTTGCAGATAAAGCTCCTGAGACAGTCAGAGCGACAGAAAGAATGATTGCATTAGGTAGTGAAAGACCTAAATCTAAATTAAGAGATGTTGAATTTAGTATTAACAAACTTGGTAAGGTTCTTTATAATTTATCCAAAGGACATTACACTTATAAGAAGATTTTTAAGTTAGCTCAACCTAATAATAATATTACTGAGGTCATGGCTAATTTTTACACAGATGTAAGTGGTGCAGTTTTAGACCTTAAAAAAGATAGGCACTTACTTGATCAACATGATATTAGAATCGAATCCGGCTCTACTATGCCTTCTAATAAATATGCAGAACTTTCTGTATATCTTGAGGCATTTCAAATGGGCATTGTGGATCGCTATGAGGTTCTTAAAAAGAATCCAGAAATATTTGATAAGGAAGGTGTAATGCGTAGAACTGAAGAAAAGCAATTAATGCAACAACAAATGCAGGCTATGCAGGAACAGATAAAGAATTTGCAAGGTGACTTGCAGACAGCCCAAAGAGAGTCTGTCAGTGATAGAAAAAGAGTTGAGGTCGAGAAGTTTAAATCTAGACTTAACGAAATCAATTCTGAATCTAAAGCTGATAGAAGGGTACAACGTAGCAAACTAGAAAACGAGGTGAAGCTCGAGGTGGAGAAATTAGCTGGTAATCTGAAAGATGTTCAGAGAGAAGTTAGTTCCACTCCAAAAGCCTAACGAGACATCTAAGGAGAATATATGTCTACATTAGAACAACAGGAAACAAGTATCGAAAGCGGAATACAAGGCGGTAATGAAGCCTTCGTGGAAGATATCGTCAATGAACAGTCCATCCAAGAAGAGGTGGATACAACTCAACAGGAGTTTCAAGAACAAGCCCCTGCTGTAGATTACGAAGCAGAAGCAAAGAAGTTTCAATCTATGTATGATCGTGCTCAAGCCGAGAATGCAAAGTTGCAACAAGGTGCTCAACTACTTCAATTACTGGAGCAAAGACCTGATCTTGTAAAAACTCTTGAAGACGGTATAGCTAACCCACAGGGTCAAAACCAGAGCACTCAAGAAGTAGCTCCCGCTGTTGATGACTTCAATCCTTGGGATGCCTTTACAAATGATAACTCTGAATCAGGTAAGTATGTTAATCAAAAGATTAATAGCAAAGTTGATCAGTTGGTATCTGAAAGGTTAGCCCAGCAACAGCAACAGATGCAGGCTGAGATGCAAATGCAAAATACGGTAAATGAATTACGAGGAACATATAAGTTGTCAGATAATGACATCCAAGATTTCTTGCAGTTCACTACCCAACCAAAGGAGCGAGTAGGTTTGAATAACTTAGTAAAGCTCTGGCAGATGCAAAGCGGTACTTCTGTTGCGAACAACGATACAATGGAAGCGGTAAATGCGGCTAAACAAGCACCCAGAACTGCTGGTGTACTTCAAGGACAAGCTCCTCAGTCTCCAAAGACTGACTCAGACAAAGTATTTGATAACATCATGGGTTCTGGTAGTGGAGCGGCTTTACCATAATAATAAACACATACTAAGAGGTATATAAATGGCAATATCATATAATACTGGATCGTTAAAATCCAGTGATATTACAGCTACTACTTCTGATGCTGGTGTAGGGCAAAGACCCGATAGAAGACGAATTTTTAATTTCGGTGACAGAGTTGCCGAATTGACTCCTGAAGAGTCACCATTCTTCGTCTATCTAAATAGGGTTTCTAAAGCACCTACCGATGACCCAGTCTTCCGCTATCTAGAAAACCGAAATCAAATCAGCTTTACAGATCGTTCTTTTCTGTTAGCGGCTGATGTCAATAGCGGTTCTGCTGTATCAGCAGGTTCTTCGTATTCATTTACTGTAGATACTGCGGGTGGAGCGGCTGTTGAATATTTGGTTAAGGGAATGGTTTTTGCAGTAAATACCGTAGGTAATGCAACACCAGACTCTGATGATACAAGTGGCTATGGTCAAGCGTTGGTAAGAGTAGATTCAGCAATTTCTCATGGATCAAGTTCGTCTACTTTCACAGGAAAGATTATTGACGTATCTAATTCAGGAGTTTCAGGTTATAATGTTTTAGAAGACAATGACCCAGCACAAATCATTGGAACTTCATACGAAGAAGGTTCTGGTTCTCCAGACGTTTTTTCAAGTGAAATTGAAGATGGATTTGGCTATACTCAGATCTTTAAAACAGCGGCTGAAATGACAAACACAGCATACGCTACACGCTATCGTGGTTACCCCGATGAGTGGAGTCGTATCTGGGCTACTAAGCTCAGAGAGCATAAGATTGACATTGAAAGAGCTATGCTTTTTGGTCAAAAAGCTCGTGTTGGTGGTATTCAGTACTCTGAAGGTCTAGTAGGGCACATTGTAAAAAATGTTAACCCTGTTGCAAACAATGCGGCTTTCAGCTATTCTTCTGGAAGTGCTTATCATAGAACTGTAGCACAGTCTGAGATGACTTACGATAGATTACTTAGTGATCTTGAAGTAATTTTTGATCCGGCTCGTGGTGGTGCTTCTGATAAGTTAGTGCTTTGCTCACTACCAGTAATTACATTCTTTAACAAGTTAGGTGCAGATGCTTTCCTAAATCAGTCTTTACAGTCTGGTTCTTCAACCGATGTTAACACTGGTGCATCTCTTGCTCGTTATAATATGTCTGAAAGACAAGGTGCTTTTGGTCATAGCATAATGGTAATTGATACAATTCATGGAAGACTAAACCTAGTTAAAGAGCCTCTATTCAGAGGTATTGCTTCTGGCTTTATGTTAATGGCTGATATGAGTCAATTAGCTTACAGACCTTTAATTGGTAACGGTATAAATCGTGATACACAAGTAATGACTAACGTACAGTCTGCTGACGAAGATCTAAGAAAAGACATGATCTTAACTGAAGCAGGTCTAGAAGTTACTCTTTCTGAGTCTCACGCATTATACAACCTAGAAGGAGTATAAGATGAAAGCAGATAGTCTAAATAAATCAAGTGGTGCTTACATAGAAAGATCTAATGTTAAGCCAAATCACTCTCAACCTATAATTGCTTCTACTACTACATTTGATGCTTCAGATGTAGGATCAGATCACATTTTAAGTGTTGATTGTGTTATCACCTTACCAGCAACTTCTGTTGGTTATGTTTATACTTGCATTGCTGGTGCTGATGATGTTGAAATAACACTCAGTCCAAATGCTAGTGATAAATTCTTAGGTGGTTGCGGTTTAGCGGCTCAAGCTGATAACAAAGACTTAATTTACTCTAATGGTAAAGAAGGTGATTGTGTTCAGGTTGTAGCAGATGGTACACATGGTTGGTACGTTACTCACCTTTCTAGTTCAGGTAATGTATCTATAGAATCTTAATCCGAATACATAAGGATAACAGTTTATAGTACTGTGGGGAGGTTCAATAAAAGTTCCTCCCCAAAACTATAAAAGGATTAATTATGAAAAAGAAATGTATACATTGTAATCACCCTAATAAACAAGGGTGGTTTTATTGCAAAAAGTGCGGTAAGAAAGCTTCAGAAAGTATATTTACTACAAATATGTATATGATGTCTGATATGGGTAAACGTACAGATGTAGAAATATCCGCACAAAGTATTGATCAAAATACAAAAGAAATGAGACAAAGATTATATGGCAACTAAAAAGAAAGCAGTAAAAAAGAAAACTGTAAAGCCAGTCAAGAAAAAAGATCCAGTAATGGAAGCTTTAAGAAAGCCAATTAAAATATAATGGCAACATTTGAAGCACAGGTAGAATCATTAGCTTCTATTTCTATAGATGGTAGTAGCACACCTACTCAAGCAGAGCTTACACAGTTCTTAACAGATGGTGCTAAAGAGATTATAAACTCTTTACCTAAAAGCTTACTAGAAAAGTGTGCATCAGTAGATACGTTAGATAATTCTACAACAACATTAACTTCTATAAATAGAAAAGGAATAATTCTAAATGTGTTAAGATATGATGCGACAATACATCAGCCTTGTAGATATGTAGCTAGTCATTTAAGAGGTAAAATACAAGATAGTAGTGAAATGGATGTTGCAACGGCAACTGATCCAGCTTATGTAATTTATAATAATGCTTTAGAGGTCTATCCAACACCAACAGCAACACAGCAAGCTTTTGTATATTATGTTAGTTATCCAGAGGTAAGCTCCAGTGATAGCGATATATCTTCTTTAGTACTTACAGGTGTTACTGCTACAAATGCAGATCCTAGTGTTTTTACTAAGTCTAGTCATGGATTAAGTACTGGTGATAAAGTAAGGCTTTCTGGATTTAATGAAATGACAGAATTAAATGGTATGGTTGGAACTGTTACTGGAATTGATGCAAATACTTTCTCAATAGATGGTATATCAGGAGATCCAGCAGAAACTACAGGTGGGCAAGTTTCAAGACTTGGTGGCTTTCCAAGTGAGGCAGAATACTTAGTAGTTATATATGCTACAATAAAAAGTTTAGAAGCATTATATAGTGGAGAAGAAGATATAGAGTTGTATATTCCGATTATAAATCAGTTAAAAGAAGATTATAAATCTGGGTTAGCCCAGCTAGTGAGGTAGTATGTCACACTCAATACATACATTAACAGTAAAGCAAATTATAAGTAGAGTTAGGCAAGTATTTCCAGATGCACCCGAAGCATACATTATGTCACTTATTAATGATGCTATTAATGAGATAGGTCAGTACTCTCAAAAGTCTATATCTGCTAAGATAGATCTAGAATCAGGTAAGATGTTTTATGGTATTGGCGATAGTGACTCTGATTCTTCTAATGAAAAACTGGGAGTCAATAAAATTTATAGAGTAGATATTCTTGATGATGCTGGTGACTATATAAGAATACCTAGAGTATTAGATGGTGAACCTTTACAATTTGACATTGCATCTGAAAGTGCAATAAACATACCAGAATAATGGCATTAGCACAAGAAGTAACAAAAATAGTATGTAGACCTGATGAAGGTGGAAATAAACAAAGTACATATTTTTTTATTAATGCTATCGAGGTAGATGCCACTACAGACGTAGGATTTAAAACAGTTGAATATTATGTTTGGTTTGATGTTTCTAGTGGAGGCTCAGATCCATCTTTGTCTGGTAAAACAGGTATAGAAGTAAATATATCTACAGATGATAATGCGAATACGGTTGCAACAGCAGTAAAAAATGCATTAGATGCTTTGTCTAATTTTTCAGCATCTATTTCCAGCAATGAAGTTACAGTGACAAACACAAACAGAGGAAGTGTTACAGATGCTTCTGATTTTAATAGTACGCACACAATATCTACAACTACACAAGGTACTGGTCAACTAGCTGGTAATATAAAGTATCCCGAAGCTAGTGTTAATTATTTTATTCGTGGTGATCACATGGGTATTATTACAAACTATGATTCAGAAAGCGAAACGAGAACAGCTAGAAAATCTTACACTGCAATAGATCATAATATAATTAATGGTCTTTTGATACATTACTATGGAAACCCTAAAAGAGTAACTGCAATTACAGATACTCCAGATGTGGATAATTTATTTCATTCTGCTATTGTAGATTATGTGAAAAAATGCTTATATATGGATAGGGCTGGAACGGCAAGTGACGGCAATATAGCACAAGTTGCTATGGGTTTAATGGCACAACATGAAAGAAGTTTTAACAATGCCGTAAAGAAATACGGAACAAAAAAGAGAAGTAAGACTGGTGGAACTAGGGCAGTAGTCCCAGCAGATTTTAAATAACCAATATGCCCATGAGAGTTGCCACGCTCGGTAAGGCATAAGATAGGAGAAACAAAATGGCAAGTATAAATAAATATACGGTTAATGAATCCAGCAATGTAGCACTAGGTCAAGCGGGTGCTAAATTTATTTCAGATACAGCAGTTCACTCAGGTACATTTGTAGCAATTACAATGCTAGAGGATACTGTATTCAATGCACTAACACCTACAGATACTACCAATGGTTATGGTGTGGGTAGTTATAATGGTAATACAATGGCATCTGAAACAATACCACAAGGTGTTACGATCTATGGTAGGTGGAGTTCTATTGACCTTACATCTGGACTTGTAATAGCTTACATAGGCTAAGTCAATGCTTGGCTTAGGCAACCTACTAACAAAAAGTGGGGTAATAAAAAAGTTCCCTAACGACTTTTCCTTCAATTTCGATGGTTCTAATGATTATTTAGATACAGGAACTTCACTTGGTGATACACTTGGAGATGATTATAGTGGTGGACTTACTATATCTATGTGGTTTAAAGCAGATGCTACAGGAACTAATGATGGTTTATTTCAATTTAATCTTACAGGGTTAGAATGTGGTGTAATTTTTGATTCTAATAAATTAGCTTGGTATTTAAATGGAGCTGAATGGACTAAAAGCTCAACAATAAGCACAGGACAATGGTATCATTTAACTTGTGTTTTAGATACATCAAGTTCTTCTAATTCAAAAATATATATTAATGGTTCAGCAGATAGTACAGGAAGTGGAACATTTCCAAGTGCAGGTGATTTAGATTTTAGTGGTAGAACATTTATAATAGGTAAATATTTTAATGATTCTGGCTGTTTTGATGGACTTATTGACGAAGTAGCAGTATGGGATACTGCATTAAGTGCCTCAGATGTCGCAAAGATTGCCTCAAAGCCAGTTGATTTCTCTAAAGCATCAACTTACGCTACAGATAGAACTTCCAATCTAAAACTATGGCTCAGAGCAGGAGACAAAGCACTTCCTGAAGAAGATGCTTCAATCGCAAGACAGGACTTCTATACAGACTTTGATGGTACAGATGATTATGTGGATTGTGGTGCAGGAGTAGGTAATGAACTTGGAGATGATTATTCTGGTGATTTGACTGTTTCAGCGTGGATAAAACCATTATCTACATCTGGAGATAAAGGATTTTTAAATATTGGAGATTTTAGTAGTAGTTATGGTGAATTTGTATTTCATCTTTATCAAAACAAATTATATCTTACTTTAAATTCAAATGGATGGAGAACTTTTACTGCTTTTACAAATACAGATTGGAGTCATGTTACTGCTGTATATAAAGCAGGAAGTGAGTCTGATACTAAAATTTATGTTAATGGAGAGTCTCAATCTTTAACTGGTTCTGGAACATTTCCATCTGCATCAGATATGGATTTTAATGGATTAAAAACTATTATTGGTGCATATCATAGTACAACTTACGCTTATGATGGTAAAATTTCAAATTTAAGCATTTATCAAACAGCACTTGATGCTCAAACCATTTCACAGATGGCAAAATCGAGGTTTAGTCCTGTACGAAATTTGAGATTTTCAATAGTGGATTTTGATGGTAGTAATGATTATATAACAATAGGAGCATTAGGAAATTTAGGAAGTAACTGTACTCTTACTTTTTGGATAAAAAGAACTAATTCAACTGGTAATCAATTTGTATGGGATGCAAGAGGAGCATCAAATGGTGGTACTGGTTATGCTTACTTTAGTAGTGGAGGAAATGCTTTAAATATTGGTGGTGGTGGAACTATTTATATAGATGGTTTAAATGCAGTTTCTAGTAATAGTATCCCAGTTGGAGAATGGCACTTTGTTGCTATAACTGGACAAACATTAAATGTTAATGAAGATTTTCAAATAGCTAGAAGATTAAATAATATAGAATTTTTTAATGGTTCTATATCTTCATTTGCAATTTATTCTACAACCAAATCAGCAGAAGAAATCTACGCTATCTATCAGCAAGGAATTACTTATGATGAATCTTCACTTAGTGGATTGGTTGGTTATTGGAGAATGGGCGATGACACAAGTAAAGCATATCCTACTATAGCAGATTCAAGTTCTAACTCAAACGATGGTACGATTACAAATGGTGCATCAGATGACATAGTACAGCAAATGGTTGCAGGATATGATTTAGGTGCATTTGAGAGTAGTTCAGAAGAGTTGGGTGGTGAGTCTGCACAAGATAATACATTTAGTAACACTACTAATTCACAATTTTGGAATGGTCAATCTTCTATATCAAATAATAAATTACATATACTTGGTTCAAATCACGGTGGTAGTCAAAGTGGAAATTGTTTTATTGACCAATCAGCAGGTGCTAATGCTCAAATTTCATCAGACCCAATAGTATCTGGAAAATTCTATAAGGCTACAGGTACAGTAACTGTTAATTCAGTAGAATCAAGTCAATATATAAGAGATGGTGGTTTTGGTAATTATACAATGTGGATTAGTAATTCAGATTTTTCAGTAGGTACACATAATTTTGAAGTGTATTTCGTAGCAGTTGGCAGCCATATAAATATACAAATACCTAACTGTGGTGCTGATACAAACATTTCTATAGATGCTTTATCAGTTAAAGAAGTCCTACAATCAGAAGTATCAGACTCTCACCCTGCCATTATAGATGTAAATGAACCTGTGTTAAGTAGTGATTTAGTAAGTTTTAATAGTGCTACTGCCTCTGGAATTTCTTTTTCAAATGACATTCTAACTTATACCGAAAGTGGATTTGCATTTTTTAATATTAGCGGTCACTCTGTAAGTACATTGTATAAATTAACATATACTATCCTCACTCAAACAGCAAGTGGTTTAGGACATAGTGGTGGTAGTTCAACTTTTGATGGCTCAATACCCGATAGTGTTGGTTCACATACTCAATACTTATTATCAGACTCATCAAGCAGTAAAAATCTTTTAACATTTCGCTCTACAGGATTTAGAGGAACTATAACAGATATTGTTCTTAAAGAAATACAAGGCAATGTCGGCACAATGACAA